ATCATGCTGAATAACACCAGCGATGACATCAGTATCAGCGGTAACCGGGCCAACCGTCTCCGCAGTCGTAAACTTCACAGCACGAAACTTCGTCAGTGCTTCTGCGGCGTTGTAACCCTTATCCTGAATATAGTTCCTTGTTGCACTAGGTGGCATCTATGCCCTCCTCTCTAGCTCTCGATGTAAGCTTTGAACAACTCGGGATTCTGTGCCGCGACATGCTTCAGTGCGGCCTTACGATCCATGCTATCTTCCGTCATAGCAGTTCTAACTAGCTCTGCCATCTGCTGACGAACTTCCTGCGGAGTTGCACCTGCACGCACCGGCTCTTTACCATCCTCAGTGCGAGCCGAACCCTGCTCGCCATACTGCACAACGCCATCCTTAGCCGAACCCGAAGTAAGCAGTTCACTCAGGTCTTCATGGCTCATCCGACGCTCTGCAAACTTCAGGTGAGCATCCTCGATCTTGGTACGAACCACATTGGAAAAGCCCTTCTTGGAGTCGTCAGCAAACTGACTGAATGACTCGGCAAACTGATGAGCCTCATTCTCTCGATCTCTAAGCTGAAGCCTCGCAAGCTGATTAGCCTGCTCAGGATAATCAGCAAGGAAATCCTGCTGCCTCTGTGCATCCTCAGTAGCTTCGCTCAGAGGTACAACGATCTTGTCAACTTTCGTAGTAACAAGCTGACTCAAATCTTCGTCAGAGGTATCGTCGTTAAACTCGATACCGAGACGACCTGCAAGAGCTACTAGAAGCTCTCTATTCATTTCCTCAACCTCCTCGTAGGCAATTGGCGGTGGATCACGTCTCCATCCTCCCTCTATCGCTCTATCACCCTCCTCGGGTGCCTCTCTCGGCTCAGGCTCACCACCAAGTCCTGTACCGGGTTCAGAGTGTTCCTTGTCAGCGTCGTATGATTGCCTAACATTAGTATTCGCCGTATTTACGATATTCATACTACCACTAGCTGCAACACTGACAGTGGAAGCGATAGAACCTCCTTGGGTCATAGATTGTACAACTTCATCAAACGTTGCAATACCGTCGATCATGCCAGATGCGAGCGCCTGACGTGGAGTAACGATTCCGCCTTCTCCGTAGTTGCGACGAACTACGTCAGACTGCACTCCACGTCCTCTAGCGACATCATTGATGAAATCGTTATTGATATCATCGACATGACCCTGTAGATACTGCTGACCTTCTGATGTCAAAGGCTGGATACCTACAGCCTTGAATCTACCGGCACTGACAACCGTATTCTTAACGCCTTCCTTCTCTTCCTTCGCAGTCGCATCAGTATGTACAAGATACGTACCGATTGATCCAAGCTGTCCCGACGGAGTAGCAAACATCTTATCCGCCTGTGACGCGATGTAGTAAGCAGCGGAGTTAGCAGCGGCGTTGGCAATGGCATAGATAGGCTTCTTACCACGAGCGTCGTGAATCTCCTCAGCCATCTCGGGGATCTGTTCTGAATAGCCACCGGGACTATCGACATCCAGAAGGATGCTGTGAACGTTGTCGTCAGCAAGCATCCCACGGAAGTCTGAGCGGAATTGCTCGATTGAGGTAGCTCCACTCATCTCCGTCATGAGGTTGGCCTTCGGGAAGATCGGGCCACTCAATGAGAGAATACCAAGTCCATTCTGATTACGACTACGTGGCGCATCACCACTCAACTCAATTGCACCCATACGAGCCTGTATATCTTCTCTTGTCAGTGCTCCTGATAGGTGAGTCTCCATGATCTCAAGGATCATCTTCAGTGCCTCGGGAGTAATCATCCAAGGTGCTGAAGTCATCTTGCCGATAATCTGTGCGTAATCTTTCATTAACCCTCCGCGTTATCTGTAGCGGCACCTGAGTTACCGTCGTTCTGTGCAGTTACGTCACCACGCGGATCTTTAACACCGGGCGGTAGGACGATAGGCGTCTGCACAGTGCCTCGCTTGAGTGGCGCATCGATAACAGTACGAATCCACTGCTCAGTCTCAAAGTCGGGAGTGATACCACTCTGAGCAAATAGATTGGAGATTGCCGATGCCCACTGCTGCAAGTCTTTTGTTTCTCCGATATTCCTAACCCGCAAGCGCGGGAAGTGATCGGTATCAAAGTTGTAGCCGACGAGATAAGGGATGCAGTACAGATTGAAGTCATCTGCGATCAGATTAGCAACGTAGCGCAATGACTTATTGAACATATCCTGATGTGCGCCAGAGGTAGCTCTGCCTCCACCTGTGCCTTCTAGCCCGAGCATCATGAACTGGCTCATAGTGTTAAGCATAATTCCACCGTTATGATGCTCGATGGACTGCATCACGTTCACAGGCTGCCCTGGTAGCTCAAGGAACTTAAGCTCCCAATTCGGAGGCAACACTGCGCCACCATGCTCGTTAGTACGAATGTTTCGAACTAGCTCAAACGCCGCATCCTTATCGGTCGTCTTGTATCCAGGCTTAAGCTGAATTGTCGGGAACCCCATACCATGACGTTCCTTCTGGATACCGTCAATGTTGTATAGGTTCGACTTGAAGAACCAATGGCGATAAGCTGTACGGAGAATCGATTTCCCCTCAATGTTACCGCCTTTCTTATTGTTGCTGAAGATGATGAGTTTTTCAATCGGAATCTCTACGTCAACAGGCTTGTTATCTGCCTGAACTGCACCCTGAACGATTGAAACCGGGCCACCATTGTTGTCATACTTGATTTCCTTAATGGTGGGGGTAGGGCGGGGGGCCAACTTCCGCAGCATTGTGTACTTGCGTCGGTTGGCCCCCGTTCGCTTCGGCGACCACTCGCGCTCCTCATAGACCTTCTCTATGACGGAGAAGCCGAATTCGTACATTCGCAGCACATCCTCCAAAATGAGGAGGAACGGCGCGTTTGTACCATTAAGCAGATTGAATTCAACGAACTCCGCGATATCAAGATCGATTGGATTATCGGAGAACGGTTCCACAAACCAATCAGCACCCATAACGGGTGTCTTTGCGGCACGGAGTGATACGTCAACCGCAGCATCAGAGTTAGCCATCTCTTCATAGACAGCCGTTGCCTGTGAGCGGTTACCAAGAAGAGGTACAACGTCGCGAACTAGACCGCCACGAGAAGATCCCTTCTCTTGCATAGTACCAGCACCGGGAGTAAGTGATCCCTTGCCACCTGTAGTAAGAGAGGTACCTGAAGCGACCCGTCTAGGATCGCCATCTGCGGCCTGTTGTCTACCGAGTAACTTGTCGAACCAACCTGCCATTAAAACCTTTCATATCTAGCTAGATTGGTTTGAGACTGGAAAAACGTCGCGGCCTCAGACCGATGTTGAGAGGGAGCATAGATATCGCTCAGGGACGAACCGTAGCCGAGTCCGAAATACTGTGCAAAGAAATAACGGAGAGCGTCAGGGCCGTGGTCATCGTGCTTATGTTGTCCTTCTTTGGAGTTAATGCCTTCTTTTTCATCAGGCGCACGTAGCTGCTCAAGTTGTCGAATCAACTCTGTGCAGGAAGGATCAATAAACAATTTGGGCTTACCATTGGCCTGAACTCGCATCCATCGTTTGACGAATTCAACCCCGATACCCCAAGATGAATTAGTATCCTCGTCTTTCGGTTCGTCGGAGTAAATCTGTCCTAGCACTAATTCCAACGTATAGCGGGAATCGCCACCGCGAGGATCGCCAAACATTCCATCTACATGAAAATCGTGAGGATTGACGCGATCAACTCCATGCTGTGAGGCATAGCGATCAGGATTCTGTAGAACGTGTCCATGATCCCAGGAAGATAGATGACGCTTTTGATACTCTCGCCAAACGTATACGTTGTCATCTGGATCGACCATGATGTCTAGACAGACGAAAGCATTTGACCATCCATAGTCGAATGCCCAATAGTTTGACCAGAGAGGATTGTATTCGATATTCTTAACATGGATATTCATATCGAATTCATCGTAAATCTTTCCAGTGAAGGCGGTAAATTCAGCAGCGATCTCTTGCTTGAAGAACTGAGGAGATACCTGTGCTTCCATCTCAAGAATTTCGGGGTCTTGTCTACCGAGTGGGTAAGCGATTGGGTTATCCCAACTCGGAAGTCTCCACGATCGGTATAGAGGATTGACTTGACCAAGCATAAACAACCCCTGGAACCAGTTGTATCCACGTGGAGTAGACGTAAAGATTGCCCATCCTCTATCACCTGTGGCGCTGCGCTTATCCGAGAGAGCAGGACGAACGTATTGCTGCCATGTAACTGAGGAGTGCCGTGCTGCCTCTGCCATGATCACACCTGACAAGCCCTCACCAAGTAGACCTTCCTGACGCTCTGCCGATTTAACTTCAAGAACTGTTCCCCACGGCATCTCCATACGCATGAGTCCCTGTGGGATGTTGTACTGCTTCTTAATTCCCGGCAGACGAAGCTTATTCATAACGTTGTTATAGATGATACGAAATTCTTTCTCACCCTGCACATAGTTAGGCCCGACGATCCAGTAGATCCCTACTTCAGTAGGATCGCAAATAGCAGCCGTCATCTCATTAGCGCCAAATGTAGTCTTACCGTAACGACGACCACATGCAAGAATCTTGAATCTCTCCTGAGCATCATGAATCGCCTGTTGATCAGCCGAATGCGGCTTGTAGTCGATCTTATTGAAGATGAATTGTTTACGTTCTAGGTCGATCATGGTAGGTTGTAATCCCCCACTTAAAACAGAATCCTCATACAGAGTTCTTCGTCTTTAGATTGCTTTAGCATATCACAGGCTATATGATAGTCGATCTCTGGCGAACTAGCGATCAATGAACTATTACGCTTAGTATAACCAGCGACACGTAGCCATTCTATCTTCCAATCGATAACTTTCGTTGCTTCGGGAGAAAGTTCGATTTCGTCCAGATCAACGTCAGTAAGTACCCTAGTCATCTTCAACCCTGAAGAACCTCGGCCCAAGAATAGGAGACTCGCTTCCTGCTGTATATTTGATATATAGCTTGATTTCTTCTCCTGCTACGTAGCCAGACAGAGAAGTATCAATTTCGCAGATCGCGCTCATCGGATAGTCCGAGTCAACTGCGATGGTCTTGTTCGTTTCAATAGCGGCGTTATCCAGCTTCTTTTTAGTATCAAACTTTAGGTTACTAACGGTATTTAGATCCGTAATGTTGTTTAGCCGATCACCAAGTGCAACGATCAAAGCTTCGATTGATCCTTTCTTTATGACCTCCACGAGAATCTCCTTGTCTCAAGCATTGCCCATCGAGCGAACATCTCAACTACTTTCCAGCGGACGACGGGCGTGGTACCCATTGTCCATCGGGCCAAGGGTACGCTCATTGTCCAGCGAGTAGTAACCCCAACGATCTCAAGTAGGAAATCAACTTGCAGGAAGATCGCTGATGGCTGGATATCAAGATACACTTGTGCTGCATCTGAGTAGTCCGCAATATCAGCACTAGTCGGTAGAAGCCGGATCGTGATAGTTCCCACATCAACAGCATCCAGCAAGTCTGTAAATAGGACATCTAGGTCAACTCGCACCGTCGCTGAGTCTACAAAGGTTGCGAACTCAAGTATCGCGGGCGTTAGAGACAAGACCGCCACAGAGGAGTCCACCAAGTCAGCAACGTCTACGGATTGTGGCTGTAAGTCGAGTAGCACGGTCTGAGCATCAACAGAGTCAAAGACCTGAGTGTCGGTAAGCGACAAATCGAGATATACGGTGGCGCTATCGGTATTGGCAACACCACCAGCCTCATAGACATCGGTACCTGTACCTTCCAGGTCAAAGTAGACTTCGGCAACATCGTAAGTGGTATGTTCCTCAGAGGACGTTACACTGAGGAGTACGCTAACTTCTGCGGAGTCAACAAGGTCAGCGACCTGTACGTCTGTGAGTGATAGGTCAAGGTAGACCTGAGCACTATCCTCAGTCGTACCTGATATCTCATCGACACCCGTTCCAAGGATATCGAGATAGACCTCAGCAGAGTCTACAGCTTCATGGACATCTGTTCCTGTACCTTCAAGGTCGAGATAGACTTCTGAGGATTCAACAGCCTCAAGGATGTCGGTTCCGGTTCCTTGGACATCGAGGAGCACGGTTTCGGCATCAACGAGATCGGCAACATCAGTTGCACTTGCTTGTAGATCAAGATAGACCTCCTGTGCATCTACAAAGACAGCTACGTCGTCAGACGTGGGTGTGAGGAAGAGATAGACTTCATCAGCATCGACCGTAGTACCCGATTGCTCATCGACACCGGATGCTTGAATGTCTAAGTAGACTTCCTGTGCATCTGTGAGGACGGCAACGTCGTCGCTGGTTATCGACAGGTCTAGGTAGACCTCAACAACATCGTAAGTCGTATGTTCCTCGGAAGAGGCAGGTTGCAAATCGAGGTAGACGGATTCAGCATCAGTCAGAACAGCTACGTCATCCGAGGTAAAACTGAGATCGAGATAGACTTGTTGAGCCTCTACTAGTTCTGCAATATCCAGTGAAGATACCACGAGTAGAAGCCCGACTTGTGCAGAATCCACAAACTGAGCAGTGTCAGTAGCAGTTCCCACAAGATCCAGATACACAGTATCCGTATCCACCAGTTGCGCGGTATTATCTGACGTAAGTTGGATATCAAGGTAGACCTCGGTAACTTCTACATATTGGGCTTCATCGATCGCTGACCCCACCAAGTCCAGATAGACTGTAGTAGCGTCAGAGAATTCTCCGATATCTGTACTCGATGCTTGTAGGTCGAAGTAGACAGTGTTGGATTCAACAAACTGCCCGATATCTGTGGAGGATGGGAGTAGATCAAGGTAGACCTCCGCACTATCGAAGGTAGTATGCTCTTCAGCAGTAGTAATGGCCTGTAGATCGAAATAGATCGTGTTACTGTCTACCGCCTCAAAGACCTGGACTGATGAAGGTGTGAGAAATAACCCCACCGTTTGAGCATCCACAAACTCGCTGATATCAGCGCCAGATGCAGTGAGGTCAAAGTATACAGTTCCCGATTCGACAAACTGCGCTGTATCGGTGCCCGATGCCTGAATATCAAGGGGTACCTCCTGTGCGTCTACGAATGCAGCTACTTCAACAGTAGTAACTGCTTGTAGTTCAAAGTAGACTGTTGCGCTCTCTACAAATTCAGCAAGTTCAGTCCCCGATGCTTGTAGGTCGAGCAAGACTGTTGCGCTATCTGTATACTCAGCGGAGACGACAACCGCACCACCTACTACAATGAGTTGGCGAGTCATGCCCTTACGGGGCGGCCTACGTCGTGCTCTGATGGGATAGCGAGGCACTACGGTCTTTCAATAACCCAACAAGTAATGCTCATCGTTACATCGTCTACCAATGTACTCATCATGCGACAAACGAGAAGTCCCGCTGCCTGATCTGTAGTGATCTCAACTTGCTCGGGATAGAACACTTCATAGGCTGCGCGGACGTTGACTCCGAAGTTATGGATATCTACAGCGGTGCCTGTAGATGCGATAGTAGTATTATCTATCTCACAGGTAAACGCCGCTGCCGGTGTAGCATGATTAGTAGGTCGAGGAGTGGGAGTTGCCTCTGGCGTTGATCCCGATGTAGCATGACCACGAACCCACTTCATTCGTAGCCATTCTTCCTGTGCTTCCGCAATTTCCGATGTAACGTAGATACCTAGACCGATGACTTCGATAGGTCTATCGTCTGCGGCGGTAAGCTCGATCAGATCGGAGTCAGTACCAGCAGCCGTAATAGTTAGACCGTCACCACCCACTGTATATACTCTTGCCATAGTAACCTTTCTTATCGTAGTGTCATAAAACGGTGTGCAGGCTTTCTTTTCCAAACAGGGCCGGGACTGGCGGCAACTGTCGTCCCGATCAGCGCGAAGCCGACGACGCCCCAACTCGCAGATGTGATGGTGCTCGTTCCACCGTCGATTGTCCCGGCCGAAGGCATCGCAGCGTCATATAGAGATACAGAGCCATCCGTGCCGGTGGCGCTTGAAAAGAAGTTGTCCAACACCCAGGTACCGCCGCTTTCCCCAGATGGATCGGTGGGCACAGAGTTGAGGTTGACGCCATAGAAGTTCAACGCAAGACGGTCCGCTCCGAGCGTCGTAACGTCCTGGTCTGCCACCGCAGTACCCGTACCAGCAGCGCTCAACGCAGTTCCCGCCGAGCCATTCTCGATGACGGCAGAGAGTGTCGTGCCGGTATTCACGTCAAGCCACTGGTACAGGAGAGCGTAGAGGTCTTCGGAGGTGGAGTTAGCCCCCGAGATCGTGGGTGCAGATGACGACAACGCCCTGCCGATGTAGAGAAACTGCCGTGCTGCCGCCGGTGAACCGACCACATGCGACCCGTCAGCGTTTGCTCCTGGTATCTGCGTCCACACGGCGTCAGTTCCAACGAGGTTCTCGATGTTCGTTCCCACCA